CAGCGCCCTCATTGCCGCCGGTGACAGCGAGACGACCCATGTGATGTACGGCATTATAAACGGTAAAAACAAGGCCGGTACTGCGATCTATGCATCCGAGGCCCTCGGTACTGCGATCGGCGTCGGCACGCTCGACCAGCTTTACTTTGCTTACGGCACCGATGACGCCGTGGGTGCAAACGCCCGCCTGTTCCTCACGAAAGCAAACCTCAAGGCACTCGGCGCACTCCGTGGTACGAACGAAAAGCGTCGTCTCTATGAAATCATCCCCGACGGTCCGAATACCGGCATCATCAAGGACGGCGGTCTGACCATCCCGTACACCATCTGCAGCGGCGTCGGCGCAAACACCCTCGTTTACGGCGACCCGATGAACTACGAGCTCGGTCTGTTCGGCGACTACTCCGTCCGTGTCGACGAGAGCTACAAGGCCGGCGAGCGTCTTATCACCGTCCTTGGCGATGCAATGGTCGGCGGCAACATCATCGCCCACCACGGCTTTGTTGTCGGCACTGTCACTCCTGCAAGCAATCCGTCGCAGGGTGGCTGATCATGGTAGACCCGTCGGCACTCAGGAAGTGCCTGCGGTACATGCGCCTTGATGACTTGGATCTAACGGCGGAAGACCGTGAGGATGTATCCGACCTATACGAGGCAGCGCAGGAATACCTCGCAGACGCAGGCATCTCTGTGCCTGCCGACGGCGAGCCGGATAAGCTCTATTTGCGCACTGTACACGCTCTAACGCTTTACTACTACGACCACCGTGACGCAATAGGCTCTGCGCCCGATGCGCTGCGGCCGGTCATCAATACGCTTAAAGGCCGCGCCTCCGTAGCCCGTGCTGCGCAAGGCTATACGGCTGAATAGGTCAGAGCATAAATGCCGGTACCGTTATGGTATCGGCATTTTGCTGTTTGGAGGACTACACATGACAGACCCCGGTAAAATGCGCTATCGCATTCAGTTTCAGAAATTCAACGGCGCTCGTGACGCCGAGACCGGCGACCCTACCGTAACTGTCGACGAAAACTGGGTCACGCAGTTTACGGCATACGCCTTCATTGACCCGATAAAGGGGCGTGAGTTTTATGCAGCGTCGCAGGCGCAGTCTGCGGTCACGCACAAGATGCTCTTGCGCTACCGCAAGGGCATCACCTCGGATATGCGCATCAAGTTTGGCAAGCGGACATTTACGCTTGACGCTCCGCCCATAGACTTCGGCGAGCGTCACGAGGAGCTTATGCTCATGGTCACGGAGGTGCTGTGATGGCCGACTTTGTTATCAATTGGGACGATGAGATAAAGTTCGAGCGGGCGTTATCCCGTGTTGCTAAAGTCCCTCAAAAGATCGCAGCTCGCTCAGCCGGCAAGGGCGCTACCGTAGTCCGTAAAGTGGTCAGAAACTCCGCCCCTGTCGGCGACACTGGGCAGCTTAAACGAGGTATTGTTCGTGTTGGCGAACGAAGCAGCGCTCGGGGCAAAAAGGTATACGACCTCATGTTTGACCCTAAAAAGAACGATATATTTCAGAAGCCGATCAAGAACCCGGGCGAGGCCGGCGGCAAGAGCGACCATGCATACTATCCGGCATCAATGGAGTATGGCTTTTTGACCCGTTCCAAAGGCAAAGGCTACTCATATGTCCCGGGCTATCACTTCATGCGTGATGCAACGGATGAAGCAGCGCCGGCAGCACGGCAAGCCGTTATCCGAACAGCAACGCAGGAGCTTAATAAGGAGTGGGTCAAATGAGCCTTGAATCTATCATTACCGTCCGTGTAGAACAGCTCTCGGCGCTGTCGGGCAAGGTTTACCCCGCCGAGGCCTTGCAGAATGCGTCCGCCCCATTTGCGTTTTATCTCATGACCGCCGATAACGCCGAAGCAGCGCTCGACGGCATAACGGAGCTACGCATTGCGCAGTACGAGATAAGCGTAGTCACGGCAACATATCCGCAGCTCATCGCCCTTGCATCGCAGGTAAAGGCAAAGCTTTGGGCTCTGCCTGGCGCAAAGAGCGGAAGCATTGAAATTCAGCAAGTCGAAGTATCCCTTGCATCTCCCGACCTGAAGGAGACGCAGGTCAATTTATACCGCAGGGCGTACTCCCTGCGGATCTACTACAAGGAGGAATTATCATGAGCAAATCCCGTTCCGTCGGCACTGTTTTGAATATCAATTCAAAAAAGGTCGGCGCTCTCAAAAGCATAGGCGGCATCGAGCTGTCCGCCGATACGGTCGATGTATCCGATCTCGGCAACTCCACCGGCTACCGTGAATTTCTTCAGGGCTTCAAGGATGCCGGTGAGATCGCACTGTCTGGATTTTACGACGGCGAAGATGAAGGACAGGCTGAGGTCTATACGCTTTTTGAAAGCGGCGAAATTGTTGTCTGCTCCATAGTTTTCCCTGCCGCCATCGGCAAGACTTGGAGCTTCAAGGCCGTTGTCACGAAGTTTGCGACCTCGGCCGATCTCGACGACGCCATAACCTTTGAGGCATCGTTCAAGGTCTCCGGCAAGCCTACGCTTGCCGCCACCGAAACAAACCCCACGCAGAACACAGGAGGCTGAATAAATGAAAGAGCATAATGATCTCGTAATAATTGAGCTTGACCGCCCGAGAACTCTCAAGCTCAGCCATCTTGTCATGAAGCGCTTTTCCGCCGCCACAAAGATGCCCATCGTTGAAATGGACACCGTCGGCACCCGCTATGACTATATCTCGGAAATGATGTACTTCATGCTCAACCACGACGACCCCACGCTTTCCCGTGCAAAGGCCGACGAGCTTCTTGAGCAGGTGAGCATTGCCTATGTCATTAAGAAGTTCAACGAAGCTCTTGAGGCTGCGTTCGGCGAGCCTGAAGAAGATGACGATGCAGACCCTCAGACGGCGGCTGGGACTGGAACAGGAGCCTGAGTCTCGCCGCCGAAATAGGCGTTTCCTATTCCGATTGGGAGGAGATGACCCCCGCCCAGCTCAACACATGGGCAAAGGCGATATCCCGAAAGCAGGAGGAGCTTATACGGCTGTCCTACGGCTTTGTTTATTCTCTTGCTGCGCTCATCCGCCCCATGATATGGGCAAAGCAACCGCCCAGACCCGAGGACTTCATCCCCGGCGTGAAGAAGGAAATGACCGATGATCAAATGTACGCCGCCGTGCTGGCGCTTAACCGTGCCTTCGGCGGAACAGAGGAGGTGTAGAAATGCCCGTTGTAAGAAATATGATGGTCCGTGCAGGTGCAGACTTTTCGTCCATAACCAAGCAGGCCAACAAAGCGAAAGCGTCGATGAGCTCGATGAAGGCGGGCGTTACTCGCTCTTGCTCGGCGATGAAAACCGCAGCATCGTCGATGAAGTCGACATTTGCCGCTCTCGGCATCACGCTCTCAGGCGTTGCCCTCATATCCTTTGCAAAATCTGCAAGGGAAGCGTATCAGATACAGATTGAGGGCGAAACGAAGCTTGCAACCGTCATGCGGCAGCGCATGGGTGCATCCGCAAAGGAAATTCAGCAGATAAAGGACCTGTGCTCTGCGCAGCAGGCGCTCGGCGTTATCGGTGACGAGGTGCAGCTCAGCGGCGCTCAGCAGCTTGCTACATTCCTTAAGCAGTCAAGCTCGCTGAGTACGCTCATCCCCGCAATGAACAATCTCATAGCCCAGCAGAAAGGCCTTAACGCCACGACCGAAAAGGCGTACATGGTCGGCAACATGATGGGCAAGGCGATGCAGGGGCAGGCCACTGCGCTACGGCGTGTCGGCATTACATTTACCGAGGCCGAGGAGAAGGTGCTCAAATACGGCAACGAGCAGCAGCGTGCAGCCATGCTCGCCCAGATCATAACCAACAATGTCGGCCAAATGAACCAGTCGCTTGCGGCGACAGAAAACGGCCGTCTAAAGCAGGTGTCAAACACCCTCGGCGATATCAAGGAAACGGCCGGCGGAGCGGTCACACGGGTGCTCACCGTGTTTCTTCCCGCCTTGCAGTCGCTTTGCTCTGTGCTGTCTGCCGTAGCCACATACGCAAACAAAGCTGCGCAGGCGTTTGCGAACATCTTCGGTCAGAACAAAGCCTCGGCGGCATCCAGCGCAAGCTACACCTCGGCCGCAGCCGACAGCATGGACGATCTGGCCGATGCGACCACCGGCGCAGCGACCGCATCAAAGAAGCTGTCCACCTTCGGTTTTGACCAGCTTCAGATACTTTCTTCCTCAAGCAGTTCGGCAAGCTCCGCCGGCAGCGGAGCAGCTGCGTCTACAGGCGGCAGCGTAGTGCCGGGCACTGACGGTGCCGATGAGGCGGGCGAGAGCCTGTCGTGGCTTGAAAAGTGCCTGAAGCGCCTCAAAGCCACTGTTAAGAGCATCGATACGACTAACCTAACCAACAGCTTAGATCGCCTGCGTAAGGCTGCCGAGCCGCTCAAACAGGGCTTGTTCAGCGGACTTGAGTGGGCTTATACGAATGTTTTTGAGCCGCTGACAAAATGGACAGCGCAGGATGCACTGCCGGCTTTCCTCAACTTACTGTCGGGCGGTATGTCCCTGCTGTCATCCGTTATCGAAGCGTTAAAGCCGCTCGGAGGGTGGCTGTGGGACAGCTTTCTGCAGCCTATAGCCGGATGGACCGGCGGCGTTGTTGTCAGCGTCCTCAACGGGCTTGCGTCGGCGCTGGAGGGCATATCCTCGTGGGTAACCAAGCACACCGGCGCCGTTCAGGCCGCAGCCGTGGCCGCTGCCGCATTTTGCGGAGCATGGGCGCTCGGCGGCATTGCAGAGTTCATAGTCAGTGCCGGCAGCCTCACGGCCGCCATTAAGGCAACGACCGTTGCACTCATCGCATCCACGGCAGCCAAGGTCAAAGACCGCATCGCTGCAGTTGCGCTTATTGCGGAGTGGGTCGCTGCAAAAGCTGCACTTGTTGCACAGAAGGTCGCTATGGTCGCTTCAACAGCGGCCGAATGGCTCGCCACGGCGGCTACAACAGCGCTCGGCGTTGCCGTGAACATCCTCACCTCGCCCATCACGCTTGTCATTGCCGCTATAGCGGCGCTTATCGCAATCGTTGTTCTTCTCGTTAAGAACTGGGATAAGGTCAAGGAGGTTGCCTCGAAGGTGTGGAACGGTGTCAAATCCGTTTGGAGCTCTGCCGCATCGTGGTTTAAGTCAAAGGTGCTCAATCCCCTCAAGAACGGCTTTAAGTTCTTCGGCAACGGCATAATCAGCTACTACGAAGGCATTGCAAACCTTGCGATCAAGGCCGTCAACAAGATAATCGGTGCAGCAAACAAAATCAAGTTTAATGTCCCCGACTGGGTGCCGGTCATCGGCGGCAAGAAGTGGGGCTTCAATATCAACCCCGTGAAGGAGATCAAGCTCCCGAGGCTTGCAAACGGTGCCGTGTTCAAAGGCAATGACCCGTACATGGCCATAGTCAACGACCAGAAGCACGGCGTCAATGTTGAGTCTCCCCTTGCGACTATCGTTGAGGCTATGGAGACGGCACTCCGCACATCCGACTACAGCGGCTCAAGCACGACCGATGTAAACGTCTCATTCGGCGGTACGCTCAGCGCCCTGGCACGGGTGCTTAATCCATACATTGAGGCCGAGACCCGCCGTGTCGGCGGCCGTGCATCAACGGTAAAGGTGGTGAGCGTATGAGCCAAGATCTAATAGCTGTCAACGGCGTGTTTTACGAGGTCGCCGTCGGTGCGCTCAAGCGTACATGCGATATCACAGACGGCGATAACGCCGGCCGCACGGATCCTCCGGCGGCATCGATGATCCGTGATGTCATCGGTACATTCTTCACCTATGTGCTCACCATAGAGCCTAAGTACGGTAAGCAAGCGCAGTACGATGCGTTTCATGACGCTCTCGTTCAGCCTGTTGATTCCTTGCAGCTCACCGTCCCGTATGGGCAAACATCAAAGACCTTTGAAGCGTACATCACGAAGGTTGAAGATGAGCTGAAGGCACGGCGTGGAACGCTAAAAATTTGGGGCGGGATGGCGATCACATTCACGGCAATGGATCCGAACATCACGCCCACATAACAAAGCGGTGCCCGAATCGGGCACCGCTGAGATAGTTTGAAAGTGAGGTCATATGTCTGAGTTACTGATCAAATACGAGGATGTGCCGGACGGTGCAGCGGCCTCGACCGTGGCTACCTGCTCCGACCTGCAGACCTTTGCCTCGCCGACAAGGATGCTCGACACCGCAAACGAAGCGCCCCGGACGGCAACCTTTGAGGACGATTACTGGACCCTGGGCGAAAAGATGCGTCTGCTGCCCAGCGACCCGGCATCGCAGAGCTACGGGATATTCTCCACGCAGCAGAGCCGTGCCGACATGACCTTTGAAGCGCCTATTGTGCTGGAGCTGGAGCTTTTCTCTCTTTTCAGCTCGACGGCGCTTAGCTTTGAGTTTGATCCCGTCGGCCCTACCTGGTGCACCGATATGGATGTCGAGTGGTATAACGGCAGCACCCTGCTTTACTCCGGCAGCTACTCGCCCACCTCATGGCAGTACACTATCGAGCAGTCGGTCGTCAACTTCGACAAGATCGTCATCGTTTTTAACGCAATGAGCGCCCCATATCGATATCTGAAGGTGCAGTCGCTCGCTTACGGACCTACTCGGCGTTTCACATCTCGGGAGATAAAGTCACTGCGCTACTCGCCCGAGGTTGATGTGCTGTGCGATGTGCTGCCGGTAAACAACATCGAGTTCGAGCTAAAATCCGAAAACTCGTCGCTTATCTTCCAGCGTAAACAGCGGCTTGAGGTCTACGATGGTGATGAGTTTCTCGGCCTGTTCTTCATAGAGACCTCCACCAAGAAAAGAGGCGGGTTTTACGAGGTCAAGGCTTGCGATCTTCTCGGGCTTCTCGACATGGCGTCAAAGTACGAAGGCGGGATGTTTGACGGCGCTGCAGCGTCGACCGTAATTCCCGGCATTATGGGGAACATCCCATATAATCTCGATCCTGCGCTTGCATCCGTGCCGGTCAAGGGATGGCTGCCCGCTGCCGGGCGCAGGGCAAGTCTTCAGCAGTTCGCTTTTGCGGTAGGCGGTGTTGTCATCACCTCCGGTCGCAGAGGTATTTCTATTGCTCCGCTGCCGGCAACGCCGAGTTCAGTTATCGGCAACACCCGTGTCTACGCAGGAGGCGAACAAGAGCAGAGTTCATTTGTGACGGGTGTCGAGGTCAAGGCTCGAAGCTATAAGCTCGGTGCCGAGGCGGACGAACTCTATTCCGAGAAGCTGAACGGCACTGTGAAGGTCGAGTTTTCCGAGCCGTATGGCGGCCTTACCGTCACAGGCGGCACCATCGTTTCTAAGGGCGTAAACTACGCCGTGCTCTCCGGCACGGGCGGCACAGTGACGCTGAAAGGCATCAAGTACAGCTCGACCGAGAGCCTTTACTCGAAAGAAAGCCCCGACAGAAATGCTGCTGACGCCGACTATGTGGTCAGCTACAACGACATGACGCTTGTTTCGCCTACAAATGTAAACTCCGTTCTAAATCATTGCTACGACCTGCGGAAACGAACGAGAACGGTCAAGGCTAAGGCGCTTATCGGCGGCGAGAAGATTGGCGACTTCGTCGGCGTCTGGTATGACGGCGATGTGCTGTACGGCAACATCGTCTCAATGGACTACTCGATATCCGCAAAGACAGCGGCAAATATCAAAGTGATTATCGATGACGAATACGAGGTGACAAATGAGTATTCTTGATACGCTCATAACGAACCGAACGCTCGGAGCAAAATATAACTGCTCTGATCTGAACCGGGTGTTTGCGGCACTGCGCTATATTGCCCGATGGCTTATCGCACTGGGGCGCAGCTGCCCCATCGTCGACCAAACCAATCGAACATTTACCCGCACCGATATCCCAACAGTTGCCCTTTTTCAGTTTCTTTCCGAATACATGCAGACGGCACTTGACACCATAGGCGCAGATATGCCTGCGCACCCAAAGCTGCCCAAGTTCGGCTCGCAGGGCGGCGGCAAGGACTATCTTACACCGTCGGACGCAAACGCCCTTGAACAGATCATCTGCGCCATGCACATTGGCTGTCTCACCCTTGAACGCTATCGCTCGTACAAGCTCGAACAGCAGGGCGAGGAGCTCTACGGCGTCTATGAATGTGCTGTTGAACCGACTATCAGCTACGAGCTTGAAAGCAGCAGTATCTATGCAGTTTATTCCGGCGACGCACCCGAGTTTGAGCTCGATGACGACGGAAGTATCTATCTTACAACATTGGAGGAATCGTAATGGCAAGAATCCTTATCGGGAGCATCGCTCCCAACATCCATGGTCTGGACAGTGCAGACGCTCTCTCAAGTGATGACGAGCTCATCCTGTACGACAGCTCGGTGTCGAAAAATCGCAAGACCAAGCTTTCCGACCTTTTCACCGCAATCAAGTCGTTCATAGCTTCGATACCTTATGTATTCGACTATTTGGACACTGATTTTGTGAAAATCAAAGCGGCCTATGACGAAGGCCGCCCCGTCACCATGAATTATCGAGGCAACATGCTGCAGCTCGTGAGCTGTACCGAGCAGTCGGCCGAGTTCTACGGCTGGCGTATGGTGCCAAACCTTGATCGTTGTTGTGTAAAGCCCATTTGTGCATCAATTAATAGTGACGGAACGAAAAGCTACGGATTTGAAAAGTCATGTGCTCCTTTCCCCTGCGCTTTTGTTGCAAAAATTACCGAAAGCAGCGGCATTTTAACGGATAACAAAACCTCGGACGACTGGGCATTCGCCCTTATATTCGACCTTGTTGTTGAGGCCGAGTATAACGGGCTGCGTTATCACCTATCCAAGGTATCCGGCAACACCAGATACTTTTACGCCATAACAGTCGAGGACAACACAACTGTCGTTCACGAGCTGACCCGAACCACCAGCGGATCTACCGTCACATGGGCGCACCGCACGATATGAGTTAGGAGGCATGATATGCCCGTTATAAACATCACCGTAAAAGGCAAAGTCGCATCCAGCGACACAAAGGCCATAGTGAACGGCAACAGTGACTACACCATCAACTGGGCGCTCGATGACGAATGGGCAGACTACGACACGAAAACTATGCGTGTCCGTTTTTTCGATGGCTCTGTCATCGACAGCATCTTCTCCGGCACAAGCTGCAGCCTGCCGGTCATCACCGAAACCTGCATGATTGAGATTGGCCTGTTCGCCGGAGATCTGATAACCTCCACGCCCGCCGTGATCAACTGCATCCGCTGCATCCGTGACGACGAAGGCCCGATAGAAGATCCCCCGACCAGCGTTTACGATCAGATCCTCGCCAAGCTGAACGAGCTGGGCGGCATAAGCCCCGACGATGTAACACAGGCTGTGGCCGACTACATGAAGGCTAATCCCATTAAGGAAACAGACCCTACCGTTCCTGCGTGGGCAAAGTCCGCTGAGAAGCCAAAATACACCGCCGATGAGGTCGGTGCACTATCTGCTGATGATTTAAAGCCGCTGACCGGCACAACGAGCGAGATCACGCCATCGCAGGTGTCTCAGGCTGTCCTAGTCGCCGGAACGCCGGTCGTGGTCAATTACACGGACGGCACATACGGCGCACTGGATTTCACGAATTTCAATATCGCCGAGAAATTCGGGGTGATTGTCTCGCAGACCATCGTTTATTATAACGGCAGCTATGTCCTTGCCGAGCTGGCGGGAAATGTCACTGATAGTCAGTGGTTTTTCTACTCGACCACGCTTGCAAAGGCGGACGACATCCCGACCGATGAACACATCAACGACTTGATTAACACGGCTTTGGGGGTGATTGAAAATGCTGACTACTAAACTGGCTGCCATAGCCGATGCCATTCGTGCTAAGACCGGCAAGACCGACACGATGACCCTTGCCGATATGCCGGACGAGATAGCGTCAATTCAGACCGACCGAGTGCTGATATCGTTCAAGGATATCGACGGTGCGCTAATACGGGCATATACGCTTGACGAGATTCAGGCACTTACCGCACTGCCTGCGCCGCCCGAGCACGACAACCTCACCTTCCTCGGCTGGACGAAAACGATTGAGGCGCTGAAGAACTACCCGCACCCAGTTTCCGTGTACCCTAAGTTCAAGGTCACAGACGGCAAGACCCGCATTTGGATATCATTCACCAGCGGCAATAAATCACCCACGCTGAGGTTTTCGCAGTCCAAGGCAAGCGGCGTATTAATTGACTGGGGCGACGGCAGTTCTGAGCGTGTAGCGACCGCTGGCAATGTGTCAAGGGCGCACACCTACGCCGGAGTGGGTGCGTATGTTATAACGCTCACCCCCGACGAGGATTGCACATGGGTGCCGAACTGGGGCGGGTCGAGCAGCAATACATTTATGCCGGGCTATGTGGCATCAATAACGAAGGTCGAGTTCGGCGACAATGTATCGGCACTGGGCGATTTCGCTTTTTACGGTGCGTCGAATATATCTAGTATTTTGCTGCCGGAGGGAATAACGATTATCCCCAGCAACTTCTGCTCATACTGCGGTTCGCTGCGCCACATCAACATCCCATCAACCGTCACAACAATCAAGGCGGGGGCGTTTAGCAACTGCGTATCGCTTACTCAAATCGACCTCCCCGAGGAGCTGACCACGGTCGAAGCCAATGCGTTTACACTGTGTCACAGCCTCGAAAAAGTGATAATCCCAGCGACATGCGTAAATATCAACAGTTCTTCGTCGTGGTTAACAGGCGGGCAGTTAACTTCGGCCGGTCCTTATGGTTCAGGCAAATCCATAGAGTATTTGTGGGATGCGCTACCAGCTAGGGCTTTTGCGTATAACTCATATCTGACAGACATTGAATTTCCGCCGCAATGCGCAGCTATTCCCGATTATGCATTTATTGGCTGTACATCATTGATGGATGTAAACATCCCGAATACTGTCGTAAGTATTGCTTCGGGTGCATTTCGTAGTTGCTCCGCTATTTGCGATTTGGTCATTCCAAACTCAGTGAAGTCTATAAGTAGCTCTGCGTTCAGTGACTGCACAAATCTTGAGCATGTAGTAATACCCAAGGATTTGAGTTCGGTTCCCGGTGGTAACAACCCTATCCTGAGCGGTTGCTGGAAGCTAAAAACCGCATCGCCGATAGGCGGTGGCGGCAACATAGAATATGGCTGGAAAACCGCTGTATTGAGGAACGGTTTTGCACAGACCGCCATTGAACACATCACCTTTCCGACGGGGCTAAAAATTTTGGGCGGATTCTATGGATGTAAGTATTTGAAACGCATCGACATACCCGAGGGCGTAACTGAGCTTAACGCAGACTGTTTTAGACTATGCAGCAATTTAGAGACTGTAAGCATCCCTGACAGTTTGATTGCAGTTCAGTCCAATGCATTTGATTCTTGCAGCAGAATTAAAGAGTTATCGTTACCTCATGTAACAAGTTTATCCTCGGAAGCTATATTTGCAAATATGATATCGCTTGATCATATTGTTGTCGGATCGGTAGGGTATGGCGTGATAGCCTGCGATTATAGAAACTTTATGTACACCTACAACCCCAGTTTGGTTATAGAATTTTTCACGACCGCAAACTATGTAGATAGGATATTGGCAAATATCCGAAACGGCGCTGTGTCGGCGAAAATCATCGTGAAGGCATCGACCGACACGGTTTACAACGGCACGACCTTTGCGGCAGGGGAGACAATATTGACTAGTGAGGTGACATCATGACTATAGGCAAGGTAACGAACACGATAAACGGCGTTGCGCACGAGCGCATCCTGCTGACAGCCGCAGAGGGTAAGGCACTGACCAATGACGGCGGCATAACCGCATGGAACTGCATCGCAGTCGACAGCACTGACGGCTGGGTGGAGATTGATACCCCTGTCGACGGCGAGGACGAAGCCGAGGATATTGACACGCTGAAAGCACAGATCTCAGCAATCAAAGAGGTATATGCAGATGAAATTTGAAGAACTTCTGTCCAATATCAAATCTGACCATTCAACCGCAAAAAGCATTGATGCACTCGGTGGCATGACTATGGAAATCGTGCAGTCGGACAAACTCGGATTTGACTGGGAAAACATCTATGTCGGCAAGGTGCTTGTACGGCAGGAGTATGTTCAGCAGGAAAATCCCACAGGTACAGAAGCCAATCCCATTGTTTACACAGACGGCACACCGCTTATCAATAATGCGTACTACCTTAAGGACGGCAAGGTCTATGTGTGGATGGGCGAATGGGTAGAATGGTGAGAGAGGAAGTGAGAATATGAGCAACAGTCCGCTTGTGGACTTCACGCAAATAAGCCCGTACAGGGGCAACAGAAACGGTAAGAAAATCGATACTATAACGATCCACTGCGCCGCCGGTCAGTGTTCGGTCGAGGGTCTCGGCAGCCTGTTCCAGCGCAAGAGAGCCAGCGCAAACTACGGCATCGGCTCAGACGGTCGTGTGGGTATGTATGTTCCCGAGAACGAACGCTCAGCATGCACAAGCTCATCGGCAAACGACAGACGAGCTATCACCATAGAATGTGCTTCGGATGCAAGGCATCCCTACGCAGTCAACGACAAGGTGTACAACACCCTTATAAAACTGGTCGCCGATGTATGCCGACGTAACGGTATTGAATGGCTCGTTTGGAGTACGGAAAAGTCCGATCGAATGGAACATAAGAACGGCTGCAATATGACCGTGCATCGAGACTATGAGAACAAGGCATGCCCGGGCAAGTATCTATACGACCGGCAAGGACAGATAGCCGAGACCGTCAACAAAATCTTGGCGAGTGGCGAACCCGTCACAGAGCCCAGCAAGGAGGAAAAGACAGTGAATATAGAATTACCCATCCTGCGCAACGGCAGCACAGGCGCAGCGGTAAAGGCGCTTCAGCGAATGCTGCGTTCGTTGGAATACACCAACATCAACGGCAAATCATTGATTGCGATAGACGGCAGCTTCGGCAGCAACACCGAGGCGGCTGTAAAGCGCTATCAGAAAAACCGTGGCGCAAAAAATCCCGATGGCATTGTCGGGGCTTGGACATGGAACAAACTGCTTAACGGCAAGTAATCAAGTAATACGGAGGATAAAAAATTATGAACGCACCGAATAAAGCAACTGAAATTAAGGCTGCAGTAACAGGAGCAATTGCCTTTGTCACTGCGCTCATCGGTCCTATAGGTTGGATCATCGTAGTATGGATTGCTGCAATGCTGCTGGATTATCTAACGGGCAGCTGGGCTGCCCTCTCTCACGGAGAATGGTCGAGCAATGTCGCCCGGCAGGGCTTGTGGCACAAACTCGGCAGCATAGTCGCAGTATTGATATCCGCCATGCTTGATATTGCATTGGGCGTCATATTGCCACAGCTTGGTCTCGCCTACGAGTACATAATAATTACGCCGATCGTTTGTTTGTGGTACCTCATAACCGAGCTTGGCTCAATGGTAGAGAATATAGATAAGCTCGGCGCACCTGTACCTGACTTTCTGAGAAACATGATAAGAAAAGTCAAGGGTAAAGTTGATTCAATTGGAGACGAGCAAACGGACAACAAATAAGTACACGAGCCCCGTATTGGGGCTCGTGTACTTATTCTGTAGCAAGGCATATCTAAGGAGTCAAACAGCGGCAAATATTCTTAGACAAGCGATTTGATTTTATTGTTTTTAGCCTTAAGGCTATTTAAATAGTCTTGTGCAGATAAAACCTCAATGCAGTCATAAAGGTAAGTGTTGTTTTCTGCATCATGAAGATTAATCAGCCGAAGCAAAGCCTTTCTTACATCGGAAATTGAATTCCCCTCAGGAGGCTCTTTGACTGCTAAGTCAGAGAGTGTATCTTCCATGCCGTCAACTGCATCCACATCAACGACAATTATAAGCTTTAATCTAACATCTGCAG